TTGCTGCACTGCAACGTTAAACCAATCGCCGGTTACGGCTACACAACCGGACTGCTGCCCCATTCGCAACGACCGATGGAATGCCTGCCGCCGAGCCTCCGAGCTGCTGTCCGGCATCGCTGCATAGAACGCCTGCCGAACTTCTTTTTCCGGCCGGCCGGTATCGATCGCCTCGATCAACCGGCGCAGTCCACCGTCCCGGTTTTTCAGCGCGGACTCCAGAACCGCCGCTGCGCTGTCTGCATGCCGAGCAACAAGTGAGCTGATTTCGTCGCCGTCGCCGTCGCGCCCTAGGACCGACCGGACTAACTCGAAAATAATTGGCTCCGGCTGATCGCCGTCTTTTTGTTTGACGCATTCCATCGTTGCCAGCATTTGCGCCTCGTCGCGCATCACGCCGTACAAATAATCGCAATTAGCTAAAATCGCAGACGACCCTCGCGGCCGCTCCGTAGCGCTATGCCCGGCGTGATGAACGACGGTAACGGTTGCCCCAAAAACGTCGCGCAAGTCGGACCCGACTACACGCAGCCATGACGACATCTCGCTAGCGCTATTTTCGTCCCCGTCGTACGTCTGTGCCAGCGTGTCGACGATGATGTCGCCTGGTGCGACTCCCGCCGCGCGGATCGCCGTCGCTAGCGTACGAGCCTGCGTGCGCAGCACCAGTGGCACCGCTACGACTCGCATCGGGCATTTTTTCCAATCGAGACCCCGCGCTAGATGCCATGCCAAAATTCTGCGCATGACGCCAGCACCGCCCTCGGCTGCGAGATAGATTTGTGTCGCTTGCTTGGTTTTGCGACCGATCCAGTCCAGTCCCCAAGCACGGTGCAGGCTGTAATCCAGGGCGATGAAACTTTTAAACGTGCCCGACGCTCCGAAAAACATTCCAAGCGACGACTCGGGGATCAACCCCTTAACCGCCCAACTAATCGCTTGAGCTTTTTCGTTCAATTCCGCGAGCGTCAGCACAAGCGCTTCCGGCACAGGTGCCGTCAACGTTGATGCCGGCGGGAATGCTGTCTCCGCCGTGCTGACTGCTCTTGATATGTCGTTGTATCGGTCCAGCCATCGCGCCTCGTCTGCGGTCCGCGCGGCCGACTGCCCAACGATCGCTCGCAGGGACTGCACGACAGCCCCGGCAGGCATGCCGGAGCGTATCCAGCCGGCAGCTAGTGCCGCGATACTGTCGTGCAGATCCGAGCCCTCAAGGATGTGCGTGATGTGCATTGCCCACCGCTCGTCGGCAGGCATATCCGCATGCCGAGCCATCCCGTCTGAGGTCTTGCTCTCTCGGAACGTCACCTGCGGATACGCGGCCTGCACCGCCTGCAAAAAAGCGTCGATGTGCCGCCGCTCGATCGTCGTCAAATCTGAGCAGTGCGTATTCGTCGGGTCCGCCGTCGTTGTCCATTCGAACGGTGCCTGCGTGTCCGGATGCACAGCATAGGCAACGATCTGCTGCCCCGTGCCCATGAGCTCAATTTTTCCGTGCTCACCGAGCGACAACGCTTGTTTCTTGAATTCGCCGTCGAACCGGTACAGACGCAAGCGCTTCGGCCAGTTCCCGACTCTCGTCGGCGCTTTGCCGAGGCACTGTTGCGCGAGTTTGTCGATCGCCTCCGCCATCTGTACATCTATACAGTCCATATCGAGGGCGATACAGCCGTGCCCGGTCAGAATACCGGTGTAGCACTCCGCATACTCTGTCCCGCCGGCGAACGCGTAATTTTGCCAGCCCTCCATCACCGGGCGCTTGGTGCCCTTGACGATCGGTACCGGAAAATACCCGTTGCCGGCGAGAATCGGAGCGATATCGCCGAATCGCAGCACGTTAGCGGTCGTCAATCTCATGCCGCCACGTCAATGCTCATGCCGGGCTATGTGCGCGGGAGAGGTAATACGAATAGAAAACCCTCGGCCGCAAGGCCGAGGGAAACTCGCGGCGAACGGGCGTGAACACCGCGAGCGGAGGAAACAGTCATACCGTGGCCGCTTCTGGATACAGATCGGGGCGGAGATCGTGACGCGTGACGACGCCAGCGGTGGCCTGCTCGATCGGGATGCACCTATTCGGCGGGATGCCTCGCGACCGCCAGTTGTTCACGACCATCGGCGAAACCCCGAGCGCCTTGGCCAGCGCAGCCCATGAGCCACACGTCTCAGCTGCCCTTGTGAGCGCGGCGCGCGATCTGTTGGTTGATTCCATGACCGTCATTAAACGTCATGTGTAGTGCCTCCGTCAACCATACGTTTACGAAACGCATATACGCTGCGTATATGGGCGCGCACACGTTCGTCGGGGACCACGAGACCATGCTGCGTCTCCTCGAGGAGCTCGCGCGAACAGGAATGACAAGGGCCGCCCTTGGGAGGCGCCTTGGGGTGTCGTCACAGGCGTTCAATAACTGGCTGTCACGGGGCTTCCCGCGCGCGCACACTACGGATGTTGCGCAGCGACTGGGGTGGTCTGTCGATCGCCTCTTGGGAACGTCGCATCGCGCGGAGGAGCCGCCAGCCGCGTATGGCGACATCGATCTGCAGCGGCAGATGCTTGCGTTAGACCACGCCGTGGAACGCGCCTGACCCACCACAGCCGATGCTAGGAACAACAGGATGACGAAGAAAAACGCGAACCGAAGCCTGCACGCAGCCAAAGCGACCAAGCAGGATGAGTTCTACACCCAGCTCTCCGACATCGAGAAAGAGCTGAAGCACTACCACAAGCATTTCAAGAACAAGACCGTCCTGTGCAACTGCGACGACCCACGCGTCAGCAACTTCTTTAAGTACTTCATCAACAACTTCGAGAAGCTGGCGCTGAAGAAGCTGATCACGACGTGCTATCAGAACGACAAGCCCGATCTATTCAGCCAGCACAAGTCAGGCAAGGGCATTTACTTCGAGTACAGCGGCGAACAGAAGAAGCAGCGCCTTCCCGACCCCGCAAAGATCAAGCCTCGCGAGCTCAGAGGCGACGGCGACTTCCGCAGCGAGGAATGCGTCAACCTGCTCGAGCAAGCCGACATCGTCATCACCAATCCGCCGTTCTCGCTGTTCAGGGAGTACGTGACGCAGTTGGTCGAGCACAAGAAGAAGTTCGTTATCCTGGCGAATCAGAACACTCTGTCGACCAAGGACGTGTTCGAACTTGTTCGAGACGACAAGCTCTGGCTCGGCTACAACAATGGTGACATGGCATTCAGAGTACCTGACCACTACGAACCAAGAGAGACGCGTTTCTGGGTTGATGAGCACGGGGACAAGTGGAGAAGCTTCGGCACCATGTGCTGGCTCACCAATATTGATATTGCCAAGCGACATGAAGATCTGATTCTGTACAAGACGTACGACCCGAACGTGTATCCGACATACGACAACTTTGATGCTATCGAGGTCAGCAAGGTTGAGGACGTTCCGCTCGACTACAGCGACGCTATGGGCGTGCCGGGTGGGTTTCTCACCAAGCATAACCCCGACCAGTTTGAGATTGTTGGGATTACGAAGACGTGGTGCGGCATGGCTTCGAAGAAGTACCCGACGCAGATTCAGGTTGATGCTGACGGAACCAAGAGTGAGGTATCCAAGTTGAACGACGGCGCGGCGCTGAGGTCGCCAACCCGCCCGACTGGCAAGACCTACTACATCGTAGGCGGGAAGTACTTCACTCAAACGTACCCGCGCATTCTGATTCGCCGCAAGGGGCAACAATGAAGATCGAACTCCGCGAACTCACGATCAGGCAACTCTCCGACGGCTACGCCGACAATGCCGAGGCGGGCGTTGTCGGTTACGGCGGGAAGCTCGATATTCGCCCACCGTATCAGCGCGAGTTCATCTACAAGGACAAGCAGCGCGATGCGGTGATCGACACTGTGCGCAAGGATTTTCCGCTCAACGTGATGTATTGGGCGGTGCAGGATGACGGCACCTTTGAAGTGATCGACGGGCAGCAGCGGACGATCTCGATTTGCCAGTACGTGGAAGGCGTGTTCTCCATCAACGACATGTACTTCCACAATCTCCAGGACAATGAGCAGGAGCAGATTCTCAACTACAAGTGCATGGTCTATCTCTGCTCGGGCACCGACAGCGAGAAGCTGGAGTGGTTCAAGACAATCAACATCGCCGGCGAGGAATTGACCGATCAGGAATTGCGCAACGCGGTCTACCACGGGCCATGGACGGCGGATGCCAAGCGGTATTTCAGCAAGACCGGGTGCCCCGCGTACGGAATCGGCAGCGATTACCTCGACGGCAGCCCGATCAGGCAGGATTACCTGGAGACGGCGATCGATTGGCTCTCAGAGGGTGACATCGACGCGTACATGTCGAAGCACCAGCACGACAAGGACGCCAAGTCACTCTGGAATTACTTTCAGAAAGTCATTGATTGGGTGAAGGCGACGTTTCCCGACTATCGCCGAGAGATGAAGCACGTCCGCTGGGGGCCGCTTTACAACGAGTTCAAAAACAAGAAGCTGGATGCGAAGAAGCTGGCGAAAGCGGTCGCCACGCTCATGGAAGATGACGAGGTGGGGAAGAAGTCTGGGATTTATCCGTATCTGCTGACGGAAGACGAACGATATCTGAACCTCCGGGCGTTCTCGGACAAGGAGAAACGCGAAGCATACGAGCGGCAGAAGGGAAAGTGCGTCAAGTGCAGTAAGAAGTTCGACATCGGCGAGATGGAAGCGGACCACATCAAGCCGTGGCACGAGGGCGGAAAGACCAACGCGGCCAACTGCCAAATGCTTTGCAAGGACGACAATCGAAGAAAAGCGGGAAGATGACGTGGTCTAACAACCGGTTGCAGCGGACGGTCCGCTGCGCGGCCCGCCGCTGAACCGGAGCGTTGGACGGACGGAAGATCAAGTC